CTATAACCGCAAGACCTACTGGACTATTCCAATCAGGCCTTTTGACGCTGTGTTAGCTCGTGTCCCCCTGAAGAAGGTGAAAAGGATTCAAGATCCAATATCCCCTTCCAGGTAACGTGCCAATTGTCACGGCAATAGTGACAAAGCGTTCATCTTCGTATTTGGGCGCTCATTATAATATAAGCCATATTCAGTTCCAGCTGAATTACCCCTATTTAGTAGTAGGAAGCTCAAGAGGCAGCTAGCGAGACGTAAGAAATACGTCAACGATATCACAAATGCTTTCAACATCGCTATTGCTGCGGCGTGGCCACACGGGATAGATGTTTCCCGGTCGGACGGTCGCCTGGCTTACAAAGCCCTTCTTGAGACTAATCTTTGGATTCGGAATGTCTGCTACTGTCGTGACCCATAAGTTGCGATGGATCTCCTCAAGAAATTCTCCAATATCTGTAGACAGTCCGCCTTTGAGGAAAGGCGAAAGGAACACTATGATAGTGTCCCACACATTCTGAAACGACTGTACTCACATGCAACTGTAACTTAACTGTTACAACTCTCCTTTTTAGGACGAGCGTTGCCCAATGGGTACAGGGAGTCGGATGCTCTTCAAAAGCATGCGCGTGCGTACCGGGAGACTCCCGTAGTCAACCCGGTTCACCTGAATGAACTCCAAGATTTTGTGAAGGATCTGTTTAAGAACAGTCATCTTCACCCTAACTACTTACCAAAAATTTCTGCTCTATCTTCGTGTATCGAATCGTCCCGAGAGGAGAATGGATAAGCTGGGTACCTTGAGTACCTCCTTAATCAATTCAGATATCCATCCTTCCTCCTGGTCCGCAGGGAATTCGATCGACACGACATAATCATACGTGGCAGCATGCGCACTATTACCTACGCCGAACTCATCAACGAAGGCATCTAGCTCAGTGCGCCGTCTGTGATGTCAAAACATCTCCAGGCCGTTCAGAGGGAGCATCCCATGAACAAGCTGCTCAGGTCACGATTATGGTCTCACCCACACGTCCTTCGTGGACTATCGATTGGTGAAATGTGGGACGAAATGGACGTAATAAAACGTGCTCATCCAGAGGATTGGAACGAATTCCTGCTCTGGCAACATGATACAGAACTGAACACGTGGTCTTACGAACCACTTCTAGGATAGGAAGCAGACACCCTCCTCGAAGACTATGAGTTCCTCATCGATCCCATTATAGATGAATGGGAAGGATACGTTGAGCTCCGATATAAGCTCAAACCAGGAAAATCTCATGGTCTCCTATCCGAATTTCTCTCTTAGCCTGTACCCCTCCGAGTGTTTAGGAATGATACACCTTTACCGGAAGAGGTTCTGTTCCCTGAGGACTTCAAGGAACTCAGCACTGTGCAAGCAGGCTTAGAGGAATCGGAATACCAGCATTATGTCCGGACTCAGATAATCCGGAAGATTCTTGTCTAAGATCTTATCGAATACCCCACTCTGAATGGGTCTGACTCGTACGCCTTCTTCAAGGCTGCACAAGAATTCGAAAGAATTAAGAACGATAAGACTATCGACAAGAAAACTGGGCTGACGAAGTACCAAGAGCTAAGAAACAAAGCTCTCCTTTATTACGATAATTATAACAAGGATATCGGCGACCGTACGGTCGACGACATTACAAAGGAGGTATTCGGTAAACCGTCATGTCGCTATTATGAAAGATTCGGGAATTACAGATAATTCATCGATGACCACTTAAATGGAGGTTCACTTTCTCCTGTCTCCGGAGGCCAGAGCCACAGCGTTCAAGCTAGCAGCACCGGCACGGCAGGCAGTTACGTGTTCCCCCACTAAGTGTTGTCTCTTCCCGAAAGAGGTGGCAAGCACCGAATAGTGACTAAGTCCCCTGCTTCTCTTATAGGACTACTACACACCTACCGATAACCGGTGTTGTAGCTCCTGAAGCAGAGGGTGCCCGAAATGAGTCTGGTATTAGAGGGTGATAGAGAGGGGGCGATAAGATCCTTATTTGAATCCCAGCGAGGGAAATATATCCTCACTGGTGACAGAGTTGTAGTCTCGACTGACTTAACCGCAGCCTCTGACAAAATTCCACATTCCGTGGCCCAAACTATATGGAGTGTGATCCTTGATTCGATGGGTGTCAGTGGCATTGAGAGAGAATTGGTTCTAGACTCTCTTGGGCCTTAATATCTTGTTTATGGGGACGAGGATGTGTTGTCTTCTAACGGCATATTTATGGGTTGCCCACTCACGTGGATTACCCTGTCTATCCTTCACACCTTCTGGGTCCGCCGATCTCACAAGATATATACGAACTCACTTCCGAAGTTCGCTCGCGAACATGTCGCGAAGGCTCAACACGGTTTTGGCAGTCAACCATTTGCAATCTGCGGGGACGATCTAATTGGGATCTTCACAAGATCCTTTTACGATATCTACGAGTAGACCGTCCGTCACTTTAACGGCAGCTTCTCAGAAGGAAAACATTTCATTTCAGGAAAGTACGGAGTTTTCACTGAGAAGATCTTCACCATTCAGAAGACCCGTGTGACTATACCCACAAAGTGGAAGGAGATAACATCTTTCCCCGACGTGCTTCGGGATCATGGGGACGCACCCCACCTTCTTCGTCTGTGTGGTAAAGCAGACTGCGAGACCTGTGAAATTATTAAGTATATTAAGTCCCACCATAAAGAGCTCAAAACGACGCTCAAGAGATTAAACCGCCCCCCGTTCACCATGAACAGTCCTACCCAGACTGCTACGCATAACGCTGGCTATCTGAGGACGAGGAATCTCCACTTGAGGCATTAGGCTAAAGGGACTACTCACCATACTTAATGGGTCCTTACCGCGGGTCCTACGACTTTAACAGAATTCCGCGGTTTCTCAGGAGTCTTTCCAATCAAGTCCATTGTCGGCAAGCCGGAATGGAACGATTAATATGCTATGGGATCAAACCCAGAGATAACAAAGGATACCCCCTGGTGGATGGTAATCGGACCATCAATCACAGGTCTCATAAATGAATTCCCTAGATAGAGGAACTTAATCTGTAAGTTATTCTACAAAAACAACCCCGGCATCGTGTAATTTGCACGATCCAAAGGTTTTATTCCGTTCCTCCCTCACTCGCTTGGAGGCTTTGGCCTCCCAACCAACGCCCGTAAAATTGGGCTAAATCGAGATGTCCCAAAAGATCTGCGTCGTGGTGTACTAAGCTTATGTGTTAAACCTGCGCACGAGTTCTAAATCAATTCGATATGGACATCCCTTTGGAAGAAAGCGGCAAGGAATCAGGGATTAAAGAGACTACAACACTCGATAGCCACCCTCCGTAACAAGGAGTCCACTGACTTAGACCGACAAACTGTACGGTCTGAACTATTAAACGCTTCGGTCCCAATACCCCTGGTACACAGAGGCAGAACACCAGGTAACATGGTTAACCTGGATATGACGACGTAATAGTTCGGTCAAGTCGCAGTGGATCGTATCGCCGATCACCTGATTTATACTGGATAACAGGTGCATGGTCAGCAATACAGAGGTGTTGGCCCTTCCCAAATGGCACGACTAATCAGACATGCTCTTACCAATTTAGGTCGGGGGTTCCCACGATTCAACAACGGGAACCTCTCCATTCATGCGCTATTACGAAGGTAGCAAGCATGGAGAAGGCACTATCATGTGTCTATAAGATCTATCGCTGTAATTCAGCTGGAATAGAGTATGTTCGCCCAAACACGTTAAATAACCCACAGTGGACAGGATGGAAGCTCTCGCTCCCGGTTCCGTGCGCCCATCTATATGGGTCCCCGAAATCGACAAATAGACGCAAGTCTATCTGCTAACTCCGGTGGGTTGCGACAACGTGTTGGCGCAGCTAGATGTCTTTAAACAGC